ATACCCGGCGGAACAACTCAAAGCCCAATTTGAGCCGGAAAAGCCCAAAGGCGGGCGCAATATTGAGTTCCACGACCCCAACCCGGTAACGGAACCAATCGGAACTGGGGAACCCGTCCCGGAACCAACCCCGGAACCGGAACGCCCGGCGGTTCCGTCGAATAGTAAAACACGGGAATTGTTGGACGAAAACGATTTTTGAAATGGCAAAGCGAACAAAAGACGAATTTACAAGGGATTGGATAATTGAAAATTCCGTTGATATTTTAAGCCGATACGAACCCGGAGTTTTGACAATCCGTGCGTTGCATTATCAGTTAGTTAGTATTGGTATGACAAACACGTTGCAGCACTATAAACGTGTTGTTTCTGCAATGGAGGTTGCACGATGGGACGGGCGGGTTGACTTTGAGGCATTCAGCGACCGAGATAGGGCAATGTGTGGCGAAACTAAAGCGGAACCAACCGATTTGGAAGAAAAGCAAGACGAAGCAAAAGCGCAGGTTAGGGCGTGGATGCGTTCGTATCATAAAAACCGTTGGGAAAACCAACCGATTTACCCGGAAATATTGATTGAAAAGAAAGCGTTGGAGGGCGTTTTTGCGAAACCGTGCCGTAATTGGGATATTGCGGTTGGGGCTTGTAAAGGTTATCCGTCGTCGACTTTCTTGTTTGAATTGTCCGAACGATTGAGAGAGGCGCAAGCCAACGGCAAACAATGTGTTATCCTATATTTTGGCGATTACGACCCGTCGGGCGAAGATATACCCCGGTCGATTGGCGAAAACTTGCAAAAGTTCGGTATTTTTGGGGTCGAAATACGACGTATTGCGTTGATGGAACAACAGGTTATCGAATGGAAGTTGCCGCCCGCCCCGGCAAAGGAAACAGACAGCCGTACCGCCAATTGGGACGGATTGGGTCAAGTGGAGTTAGACGCCGTTAAACCGGAAAAACTGATTTCCTTATTGGACGATGCGATTAACGATATATTCGACCGGGAATTGTACGACGAATTGTTAGAACGTGAAAGCGACGAACGGGAACAATTCCAAACGGAATTAAAACGATACGTTGAAGATGATTTATAAAACCGATGCCGGGCGGGTTCCCGGCAACAAATAATATTACAATATGAGCGAAGAAAAAAAAGCCGCAAACGTTATGTTGATACCAAGCGAAAAGGCGTTTGCATTGTCGAAAGTCAAGACATTAAAGGACGGCGGGTTAGACGTACATTATGAAGTTACCGAAACAATCGGTAATGAGAGTTACACGAACAAATACCACGTCGAAAGTGCAAAGGACATACACCCGGATTTGCGGGATTGTTTCGACCGTTTGCGCCCAATCATGGGACGGATTTTTAATATTACGTCCTTTCTTTCAATGGTTGAAACGTCCGATTTCAAAGCAACCAAAAAGCAAAGCGAGTTATCACGGGATTTTGCCGACGAAATATTGAAAAACATAGAGGTTCGGGGCGTGTCCTTTTCCGGTCAAGACAATAACGTAGGGGTTGTTTTAACCGGGTTGTTTACCGTGTCAAACAATCAAAAAACCGCTGTCAATTCCCCCCGACTTAAATTCAATACGAAAACGTTCGGGTTTGAGGAAGAATTAGAAGAAATTGCCGCCGATATTGAAACCGAGGTTTACGCCTTTTTATTCAAAGGCAAAAAGGCGCAATTGGAGTTGTTCGGGGCTGATGGCGAACCCGCACCGGGTTTGAGTGCCGAAAAGGTAGAGGACAACGGATTGTTCCCGAACGTTGACGACCCGGCGGACGAAAACGAGGAAAACGACGAAACCGGGGATATGTAAGGCATGGAACCGTATTTGCTAACAGACCGGGACGAATACAATTATTGCATCCAAAGGGGGTATAATCCCCTTTTGGATTTGCGTAATTTCCGCATGGATATTCGTTTGAGGGTTGAGATACAACGGGAATTGTTCGGACATTGTGTTTTCGGGCGTGGTGCAAATATCATGGCGGCAAATGAACGGTTTTTCCGTTGGGTTTGGGAGCATAAGCCGCACCGATGCGAGGAAACATTAAAGCCATTGGCGAATTATTCCGCCGTCTATTGTTCCCACATTTTGACCCGTGGGGCGCACCCGGAAATAGCGCACGACCCCCGCAATATCAATATCCTTTGTTTTGAAAGCCATAACCGTTGGGAGAATGGCGACCGGGAACGAATGAGAATTTACCCGGCAAATATGCGGTTGATTGAGTTACTTAAATCCGAATATCAACAATTAAGGTTAAGTTAATGAGAACAAAAAAGAGAACCCCCGATTTTGGGGCAATTTCCCGGTCGTCAATCAAAAAAGACTTTCAGAGGGTACAAAGATACCCCGCCGAGGAAAAATGCCCGCAAATCGAAGAATTGCCAAAAATAAACGCCGAACGTCGCATTATTCATATATCCGAGGTTAGCGGGTACGCCAAATTTGCCCGGTACATTGTCGGTAAATTGGTACGCCTCAAAGAAAAAGCGAACGTTGGCGGCAATTCATGGTATTGCGAGTTTGTACACGACGACGACCGGAAAGCCTTAAACATGGCGGCGGGTTGGTCTGATAATAAGAAATTGTATTTATTGGATGGTATTAAATTCAAATAATTATGAGTGTAAACAAGGTTACATTATTGGGAAATACGGGCAAAGCCCCGGATTTTAAAGAGTTCGACAACGGCGGTTGCGTTGCAACAATCACTTTGGCGACAACGAAACGAGGTTTTACCACAAAGGACGGGATGCAAATCCCGGAGCGTACCGAATGGCATTACATTGTATTGCAAAATGGGTTGGCAAAGGTCGCCAATCAGTACGTCAAAAAGGGCGATAAACTTTATATTGAGGGGGAATTAAGAACCCGGAGTTACGACGATGCGCAGGGTGTAAAACGCTACATTATCGAGATTGTCGCAACCGATATGGAAATGTTGACGCCCAAAGGAACCAGAGCCGGAACGCAAGCCCCGCCAACCGCACCGCCCGCACCCGCCCCGGAACCGTCGGACGATTTACCGTTTTAATCTGTTTGAGTTATGGGAGCGATAAACGGACGGGTTATTTACAGCCCAAAAGGAAAAGCCGGGGAATATGCCGAGAACGCCGCCAATTTTTACGTTGGTTGTTCCAACGGATGCACGTATTGTTATTTGCGAAAAGGACGGGGCGCAAAGGTATTGGGAGGCAATACCCCGGAATTGAAAAAGACATTGCGAGAATATCCATACGCATTGGATATATTTACGAATGAGTTGTTGAAGCATAAGGACGAATTGCAAAAAACGGGGTTGTTCTTTTCGTTTACGACCGACCCGTTATTGCCGGAAACGCAAAGGTTGACCCGCCAAGCAATCGGCGTTTGTCAACGCCACGGCGTCCCGGTTAAGGTATTGAGTAAATGCGCCGAGGGTATCAATATTTTAATCGACTTTGCCGAGGCGTCCGAGGGTTGGGATAAATCCCGCATTGCCATTGGTTCCACATTGACCGGGTGTGACGAATTGGAACCAAAAGCAAGCCCAAACTGGATGCGTATAAACGCATTGGCACGGGCAAAACGCCACGGGTTCCGTACCTTTGCGAGCGTGGAACCAATCCCCGTGGGAATGTTTGACCGGGCGTTTTCTGTAATTGCTTTGTCGTACCCCTTTGTTGACTTGTTTAAGATTGGATTGCAAAGCGGTTGCAGATATACCAAGCGGGAAACATTGACGTTTTACAACGACGTGTTCGACTATTGGGAGGCGCACCCGGACAAAACACCCCGGATATATTGGAAAGATAGTTTTGTAAGAGCGTCCGGGATTGACCGGGAAACATTGCCCGGTTATTGTGTCCCGGCAAATTGGGATTTGTTCAATGAAAAGAAATGAAATAAGGGTTGAAGTTCCCGCCGATTGTCGATTAGTTGGCGTAAGGACGGACGGCGATGTTGCCGTTATCATTTACGAACCAATTCAAAGCGTCCGGCAAATTGGATTTATCCATTACCCGGAACCAAACGACGAAAACGAGGACGAACCCGATAATAAAAAATGATTATGCAGTATAATAACAAAGATTATAAGCCGAAATTGCACGACCGTTGGCGTGCATTAACCGTTAAAAACCCGTATGCAACGCAGTTGGTAACGGCGGCGTATGAGGACAACGGAATTGTTTACGGCGAAAAATGTATTGAGGTACGCAGCAAAAACACACCGTACCGGGGCGATTTAATGGTTTGTTCGTCCGCTAATCCCATAATTCCGGGGTATGAAAGCGGGGTAACATTGGGGTTGGTTGAGTTGTACGATGTTAAGCCCGTCGCCGAGTTTACCCCGGAGGATTGGGAAAATACCCGCATACCGCCCGAAAAACGTAAGTCAATAACAAAGGGGTTCGGTTGGATGATGCGGAACCCCCGCCGGGTTGTTGAGTTTCCAATTAAGGGGCAATTGGGTATTTACAATTTGGTGTACACAAAGGGCGTAATAACTGAATACCCACGGGCGTTGGTAGTTGACAAAGAGAGTTACGAATTATTAAACAGAAAAGGAAATGAGTAAAAAACAAGTTGGAATTATCCGCAACAATGGCGACGTACATACGGCGCAAATTGGGTTCCATATCGGACGGGTTGGCGTTTGCGTGTACGTCCGGGAATATTGGAAATATAAGAGTTGGTTTGTTGTTCCCGGCGTGTCCGTGGATGCGGTCAACGGTTACGACCGTTACGTTGACATTGAGGCGAAAATATTGTTTGTCGGTATTGGCATACGGTTTATATGGATTAAAAGAAAGGTAAAACGATGAAAGCAAAGATTTTATTGTTATCTTTGGCAACGCTTTTGTTGGGGGCGTGTCAAAGCGAGAATGAACCAACGGAAATATTTTATTTACTACAAAAATTCGAGAGCATGGAAGAAAGAAACGAGTTTGTAACGAATGCCACGGCGGCAATGATACAGATAAACGCCCCCCGGTATAATTGCGAGATTGTCGAAATCGCATTGGCGGGCGGCGATAGGGTACGAATTTGCGTAAAAGGCGCAAAGAAAGATTTGGACGCATTGTTTGACTATGTAAACGAAGCGGGCAAAGAATGAGAGTAAAGCAACCCGAACCGTTCGACCCAAATAGAGAATACAGCCCCGGCGAACGTTGCGTTTACCGGGGTATGGTATTGATTGCCGAGATATGGACGGCGGCGGATGCACGATTAGCCAACAACAACCCCGCAATATTTACGCAACGTTGCGTTCGATGCAAAATTAAAAGGGAAGATTGCCCCGGAATTGGTAGGCAATGCGATAAATTCCATAGGAGCGACCGGAAAACGATTTATTGGCGTTTGTTGCGTATCGTCGGGGGATTTAAGGGCGTCGAAACATTGGAATTTAATTATAACGGAACAATTGCCGGGGTTAAGGTTGAAGCCGCCCCGGATAGTATAACAAATAAATTTTTAGAGCGATGAACAAACAAGTATTAAGCCCCTTTGATTGCGATATGTGCGCAATGATTGAGGACATAACAAAACAAGAAATTGAGGTTACGGCGTCCGATACCTCAATACGTTTGAGTTGGGCGCAAAATAGAAGCGAGGGAAACGATAAAGCCGAGGGACAAAGGATTGAGGCGTTAAAACAGGCAATCCGGGGACGATTGGGCGACCGTCTTATTAAGTTCTTTTATGCCGATGGTAGGCAGTCGGTTTTTATGAAGTACGACCCGGAGGAATACCCGGAGGAAATGCGCATCCGATTAATCGACCCGGACACCACGGCGGGAACCCGGTATTGTCGCACCTTGTTAGAGGTTGACGCAATCCAATTTAGACGGGACAACGTGGACGACGTTTTGAGATTTACCGGAGGGGGAACGGTTACGACGCCCCGCACCCCGAACGGCAAAGCAATGTTTTCTTTTCCCGATGGTAACGGCATATTCGTTGACGTGCCGGAAAGTTGGTATATTATCCGGGAATTGAACGGACGATTTACCGCCCGCCCGGAAAAGGATTTTAAACGGGAATTTGAACCCAAAGGAACCCCCGCCGAGAATTACACGGAGCAACCCGCCCGTCCGGTTGTTGCTCAAATTGCCAATCTGTTTAATGAGTTGTTCGGAACAAATATTGCGTCCCGTTGCCGGAAAATGGAGGAAGAATTTAACGAGTACAAAGAGGCGGTAAAACACGCAATGCCGACATTCGACGACCCCGGACGCATGAACGCCGTAATTGATGAATTGGCAGACCTTAACGCCGTTGTATTTCATTCCGCTGCAATATTAGGCATACCGCAACGGGATTTGTTGGAAATGGCATACGACAAAGTAAAAGGACGCCAAACCGACCCAAATTATAAACGGACACACCCGCACGAACCGAACAAAGATTGCGGCGATTGTTCCAATTTCATGTATGAGGACGTAAACGGGAACGGTTATTGTGAGGCGTTCAAATCTGAACAAAGGTGCGGGAATTTACGTTGCCAAGAATATAAACCCAAAAAATAATAGAGCGATGATTAACAGAGAACAATTTATTAACGAGATTGCCGAGGTAGTAAACCGTAATTCAATGGAAAAGGCGTTTAATGATACCCCGGATTTTATTTTAGCCCGCATTGCGGTTGAAGCAATGGAAATGTTTACACGTGCAAGCGCACACCGGGACGATTACCACGGATTTAGAACGGCGGATTACGACCGGAAATATAAAGCGATTTGCGAAAGCGAAAAGAAAGCAAAGCCCGTGAACACTTGTAAGGGTTGCCCGCTTATCGACGTTTGCCCCGCCGTCCAAATGGAAAACCAACCGGAACGCAAAAGGGAGTACAAGAAACCGGAGGCGCACGATGTACCAAAAGAAGTGGAAGCAATGGCGGCTTTCTTTGCTGATATGTTCCCCGGTTCCGAAATACAAATCCAACGGGTCGATTTGAAAAAGAACCCCCGAAACAAACGCCGGGCAAAGAACCAACGAAAGAACCGAAAAGGAGGGCACAACAATGAAAGATAATTGTAAGAACCCCCGTATGATGTTTGCTAATCCTAACATTTGCATTATTTGGGATGAAAGATTAAGAGAATGGCGATGCACAACCGCCGACCGGATAATATCCGGGTTAATGGGTAACTATCAAAGCGCAAAAGCATGAAAGCAAAAAATAATTGCCCGGATATAATTCCGAATATGCCGACCGAATGCGCCCCGGATAATCGACGCCCCGAAAAGATATGCGGAACGTGTCGATATTTTAACCCGGAATTTCCGGTAAATGGAAAGCCCGCCCCGGTATGTTTGGCAATAAAGGAAATGAAAGGGGGAATGGAATACACCAACCCCCGTGGAACGCAATATTATTTTCGTTGCTCAAATGGGAGATACGAAAATGGTATAGGACAATAGGCAATAAGCCCCGGAAACAATCGCCGGGGTTTTGCCGTTTATATACATGAGATAACAAACGTTTGGTAATGCCCCGGAAAACCCGTAAATTTACCCCGTGGTTGAAAGATAACCATTAAGACAATAAAAGTATTGAGTTAATAACAAAAGCCTCTTAAAATGGAAATTCCACGCAAATAACTTGCAATCGAAAAACATTTGTTACCTTTGCAAAAAAAAGATATATGGAAGTTTGGAAAGATATACCCGGTTTTGAGAATTACCAAATATCCAATTATGGTAATGTAAAAAGCCTCAATTATGGGAGGACAGGAAAAACCAAGTTGCTAAAACCAACTATAAGCGGCAAGGGTTATTTGCAAGTAAGGTTATCGAAGTCCGGTAAACCAAATGCGTTGTTGGTTCATAGATTGGTTGCAATGGCATTTGTTCAAAATCTAAATAACCGGAAACAAATAAATCATAAGGACGAAAATAAGTTTAATAATAATGCCGATAATTTGGAATGGTGCGATAATCAGTATAACAATACATATAACGGCAAACATAATAAAATTGCTAAAGCTGTAATACAACGTTCAAAAGCCGGAAACGAAATTGCCCGGTATAAATCCATAAGGGAAGCGGAAAGAAAAACGGGAATAAAAAATATAACGATTACCCGATGTTGTAAAGGAGTATATAAAACGGCGGGCGGCTATGTATGGGAGTACAATTTGACAGCAAAGGAGGTTAGACTATGAAAAAGAGAAAGAAGCCATTAGGCTATAATAAACGTTCCGAGGAACAACGAATTTACGACATTCGGTTTTGTTCCGATTTGTTTTTGCGTGGGTATTCGTACCGGGAAATTGCGGACGCATTGAACCGGGATTTGTCCGCGCGTGGAATGGGTTATACAATAACCTTTCAAATGGTTTATTACGATTTGCAACAATGCCTTATTGAGTGGAAACGGGAACGGTTGGATAATATCGACGAATACGTTACACAAGAATTGCGCAAATTGGATAAGATGGAGCAACAAGCATGGGAGGCGTGGGAGGCGTCGAAAACCGGAAAGATGCGCACCAAAGAGAAAACCAACAAAGGGCGACCAATCAAAACCGATGCCGAGGACGGCGACCCGGAATATTACGGGTACAATGAAACCGCAACCGAAACGTCCGCCGGGAACCCCCGGTTTTTGGATTTGCTTTTGAACATTCAGCAACGCAGGGCAAAGATGTTAGGGTTTGATGCACCCGTTAAAATTGAGATACCCGGATATAACGCCACGACCGACGACGATAAACCAAAGTACGATGTTAAGGCAATCCCGGACGATATGTTGTTTGCTTTGGCTGATAAATTGCAGTCCGCCGAATATCAAAAGGCATTGTTGGAGAAAGGAGGGGCGCAATAATGGCAAAGAGAATAACCGCACCCCGTCCGGGAACCAAGCAACCGGAATGGCGAACCGAGATTTGCGATACGTGCCGTTTTTCCGAATGGATAACGGACGACCATAGACACCGGGATTTAAACGGGAACCCGATTTGTTTACGTTGCCCGCATTACGAATTTTACATTGTCCGAGGTCGCCGGGCGTGTTCTAAATGGGAGAAAGGAGCAAAGCAATGAACAACGAACAATTATTGCAGATGTACGACGCAATCCGGCAACAACCGGATTTGCTTGTTAAAGCCGCCGCCCGTAAACGCCTTATCAACTTTGCCCGGTATATGCAACCGGATTTAGTATTAGAGCCTTTCCACGTGGTTTATTATACGCTTTTGGATATGTTTGCACACGGCAAAATACGAAAGATGATTGTACAACAACCGCCCCAACATGGCAAATCGGAGGGGTCGAGCCGTAAATTACCCGCATTTATGTTGGGGTTAGACCCCGACCGCAAAATATGTATCGGTTCGTATGCGGCGACAATCGCACGGGATTTTAACCGGGACGTTCAACGAATAATCGACACGCCCCGGTATCGTGAATTATTCCCCGGCACGTACTTAAATGGGTCAAACGTCGTAACAATGGCTAATACCTATTTGCGCAATTCCGATGTTATCGAAATGGTAGGGCGTAAGGGGTCGTTGCGTGTCGTCGGTCGTGGCGGTTCGCTGACGTCTAAAACCGTGGACGTTTCGATATTGGACGACGTGTATAAGGATTACGCCGAGGGTAACAGCCCGATAGTACGGGCGGCGGCGTGGAAATGGTACACGACCGTTGTACGCACCCGTTTACACAACGATAGTCAAGAATTGATTGTATTTACCCGTTGGCACGACGACGATTTGATAGGGCGCATTGAAAAGAGCGGCGAAACGATTATTGATGTTAAGTGTTGGGCGGATTTAGAGAACGTAACGCCGGGGGCGTGGGTGCGCATAAATTTTGAGGGATTGAAAACCGGGGAACCGACCGAGATAGACCCACGGGAACCGGGGGCGGCATTATGGGAAAGCCGACACAGTAAGCAAAAGTTGGAAGCGCAAAAAGCATTAGACCCGGTACAATTTCAATGCCTCTATCAAGGCAACCCCGGTTCCGCCGAGGGTCGATTATATCAACCGTTCAAAACATGGGTTGAAAAATCCGATTACGGCACGTACATACGTTCCGGCGCATACATAGATGTTGCCGATGAGGGGGACGACCTTTTGTTTGCCGCCACGTATGACGTTTATAAATCGGACAACATGATTTTCAACGAGAAAACAAAGCGTATGGAACCGTTGTTATTTGCTTTAATTACAGATATGGAAATGACGGACGAAAATACGGACGTTACAACCGTAACCGTTCCGGCAATGATTAACAGGAACGGCACGCAAAAAGTATGGGTTGAGAGTAACAACGGCGGTGCGGGTTACGAAAAGGTTATTAAAAAGAAAATGCGGGCAATGACAGACCCGTTTTATCAAGGCGGCAATAAGGAAAGCAGGATAATTACGGCGTCCGCAATGGTAAATCAAAGTATTATTATGCCGTTCGGTTGGGAAACCCGGTACAAAGCGATTTACGACCATGTTACAACCTTTTTGCGCAATTTCGATGCGAACACGCACGACGACCCGGAGGACGGATTAACCGGGATTTACGAAAAAGAGATTGCCGACGGTAATATACAACCATACGCACACGCAAACCGGGGCGTTAAACGTCGTAACTAACAATTTAATTGAGATATGCAAGTTTATAACGGAAAAAGTTTATAACTTTGCAACGTAGAAGTAATACAGAGGGCAAAGGGACAGCCCAACGAGGTAACAAATGTAATTTTTAACGTTAAAATTTAAAGAGTATGATTACTTGTAAGTGTCCGGCGGCGGCTTCATTGCCCGATATTCCCGCCGTAAAATGCGCCGAAAGTTTCGGGCAAATCCAAAAGGTAGCGTTTCAACGTCTAACCAAAGACGATGGAAGCAAAAACAGTTTTACCACGGAAAAGGCAATTACTTTGCTTGCATCATGGACGCCGTTATTGTCGGCGGCTGATAGCACAAAAATTGTTGTTTCCCCGTATATCCAAGCCCCGACCAACGAAGCCGGAGCCGCCCGCACCTTTGGCGGCGGTAACGAAACATTGGGAGGTGTTGAGGAAATTATAGGGCGTGAACCGAACCCGTTCACGGGCGTAATGCGTAAAATCCCCCAATCAGTAATTAAGGCAATGAAAGAATTGCAATGCGAAAGTTGGACGGACAATTTGGGCGTTTATCTGTTTGACGAAAACGGAAGTATTGAAGCTATTCAAGACGAAAAGACCCCGACAACGTATTATCCTATTCCTATTCGTTCGTTATTCATTGGCGACAAAACACACGGCGGATTGGAAGCCCCGGACAGCAACGCAATACAATGGACGTTTTTACCGAACTATTCGGACGACCTTACAATTGTAACCCCGGATTTCAACCCGCTAACCGATTTGAAATCCGCAAAAGGTTGACGATATGGCGGCAAAGGTTACAAAGGTTAAATTAGTTTGTCCGCCGCATGGTTTAACCGAGGAATTGGAGATTAAGCACGCCGAAAGGTTGTTGAGGATGCCAAACAACGGCGGTTGGCAGTTACCTAAAGACAGCGATTTTAAATTTACCAACGACAATGGGATTGAGTATAGACGAAATAAAAAAACGGATAACGGAGCCGAAAAAGCGCAAAACGATAAATAAGGCTATTTATCACCAACAGCGCATTAATTTTCACGCCCGCACCCGTATAACGTCGTTTGACATTTGCCAACCGATAACGGATTTTATGGCATTTGTTTCTAACCTATTGCCGCATGATAAGTTTAAGATGTTCAAAACATTGTTCCGTTACCCCGTTAAGACAAACGAGGTAACGGGCGTTTGTTTTGATAAGTTGAGCCGGATTTTTGACGGTCGTAACCCGGCGTTCAATTATCAGTTCCAAAACCCGGAACAAAGGGACGATTGGGAATATTACCGCCAAGACGTATTACACGAACCGGAAATTTGGAGTACAAAAGGATGGGAGTTTTTCCAAACCGAAATAAATAGCGTTCTTATTGTCGATATGCCGAGCGAACAAAACCCCGCCGACAAATACCCGCAACCGTATTTCTATTGGTTGCCTATTGCGTCCGTGATTGATTACAGAGCCAACCCGACGACGGGGGTAATGGATTATATCATATTTAGGCAGGACGGGGAACGTATCGCAGTAATTGACGACGAACGTTATAGAGTTTTCAGAGAGGATAAAAACTACAATATCGGCGAATTGCTGATTGATAACCCGCACGACGTCGGTTATTGTCCCGCCCGTTTCTTTTGGAATGAACCGTTGAGTTTATCGGAACCCGACGTTAAGCAATCCCCGCTAACCAAGCAATTGGAGGCGTTGGATTGGTTTTTGTTTTACCATATCAGTAAGCGACATTTAGATTTGTACGGTGCATATCCGATTTATTCCGGGTATGAACAAAGTTGCGATTTCAGTAACGGCGAAAATGGCGATTATTGCGACGGTGGGTTTTTGAAAGACAAACAAGGGTTTTACAGATTGGACGCCGCCGGGCTTTTGATGCGTTGCCCCAAATGCGGGGATAGTCGTATTAACGGCGTCGGTTCGTTCGTTGAAATACCAATACCGGACGGGGATAAACAACCCGATTTGCGTAACCCGGTGCAAATGCTAACCGTTGACCGTGGGAGTTTGGATTATAACGTTGAGGAAGAAAACCGCCTAAAGAATGACATTATTACGTCGGTTGTTGGAACCAACGAGGAAATAACCACACGGGACGCATTGAACGTTCAACAAATACAGGCGAATTTTGAGAGCCAAAGCACGGTATTAAACCGAGTAAAGAAAGGATTTGAGGCGGCGCAACAATTCGTCGATGAAACCGTTTGCCGTTTGAGGTATGGCGGTTTGTTCGTTTCTGCAAAAGTCAATTACGGCACGGAGTTTTATTTATCCAACGCAACCGAGTTACGGGAACGTTACAAGGTGGCAAAGGAAAGCGGCGCAAGCGAGGCGGAATTAGACGCCCTACAAAACCAAATTATCGAAACGGAATACCGGAACAATCCAACCCAATTGCAACGTATGTTGACGTTGGCGGAATTGGAGCCGTACCGACATTTAACCCGTAACGAGGTATTGGATTTGTACGGCAAACAGATTATCAGCGAAAACGATATGCGTATAAAGTTGAATTTTGCTAACTTTGTACGCAGATTTGAGCGTGAATATTTGAACGTGTTAGAGTTTGGGTATAATATGCCGTTCAACTCTAAGATAAATTTTATAACAAATAAATTTAACGATTATGCGAGTGAAAGTAAGCGAGGGCAAAACTAAAGACGTTGCGATTATCGACGTTACGCCCGAAAATTACATTGTCCCCGACAATGAGAAACATTTGTATCATTGCGTTATCGAAATTAAGAAATTCGACAGCGAAACGGGCAAACGGTTATCAATTCCCCGTATTCAGAAGTTCGGCAAAAAGGGTTATGAAAATAGCATTGCCGACAATCTGAAAAAGCAGGGTTACACGATTACCGTATTGCACGACCCCAACGGGTACATGAAAGCGAAAGCCGAGGCGGACGAAAAGGCAAAGGCAGAAAAAGCCAAAGCCGCCGAGGAAAAAGCCAAAGCCGATGCCAAAGCGAAAGCCGAGGCGGACGCCAAAGCCCGTGCCGAGGAAAAGGCAGCATTGAAAAATGAGATTTTGGAAGAATTGAAAGCGGCGGGAATTATCCCGGCGGAACCCGCCAAAGAAACCAAAGCCGATGCAAAGGCAAAGGCAGAAGCCGAGGACAAACCCGGAGCGAAAAAGTAACAGAGTATTAAACCATTAAAAATACGATTATGGCACAGATTGCACAGCAGGACAATTTGGTTATTGAAGTAACAACAACCGTCGCCGCATTGGATGGCGCCACAAAGAAAAAGTTGATTGAATGTATTGAGGGCGGAACAATTACCGACGTCATTTTGGTAACAAAAGAGGATGAAAAGAAAATCAGTCATGCACGTGTTGTTAGTTGGTTGGTTGACACAACCGGGAATTCGCCAAAATACACAATTGATATTATTAACGCAAACAGCGGAGCAGTAAAAGCAATCGCACTTAATTAATTCAAAGGGAAAGAATTATGTTAACGAGAGAAATTTTAGTTGCAAATGCGGCATTAGCCGGATTAACCGACGAACAAATTGCGGCAATTACAACATTGTCCGCCAACGACGAAAATAGCGTTATCGCCAAAAAGACGGGCGAAATTTACGGCGGATTGGATGCCGATATTTTGGCGGTGTCCGGTATCGCCAAGAACGGAACCGAAAAAACGTTTGATTACGCCAAACGAGTATTAACCGAGTTCAAAACCAAAGTTGAGGACGCAAACGGTCTGCAATCACAGATTGACAGCCTAACCAAAGAAAAGGCACGTTTGGAAAAAGCCATTGCCGACGGTGCGACGGATGCGGAAACCGCAAAGGCATTGAAGCAAGCAAAGGCAGATTTGCAAAGCGTTACGACCCAATACAACGACCTCAAAACGAAATACGACCAAGCCGAACAAACCCACACAAACGAGGTGTTCGGCATTCGTGTTGAAACGGCATTGCAGACAGCAACCGCCGGATTGAAGTTTAAGGCAGGGTTGCCGGAAAGCGCAACAAAGGTTTTGTTAGACCAAGCGATTGCAAAGATTAAGGGCATGAACCCCGAATTTATCGACGACGGAAAGGGCGGCAAAATGTTAGCGTTTAAGGACGAAAACGGCGCAATCATGCGCAACCCGAACAATCAGTTGAACCCGTACACCCCCGGCGACCTTTTGATCCGTGAATTGGAAACAATGGGTATTTTGGATAAGGGACGCAAAGCGGCGGGCGGTGGTACAGGCGCACCAAGTGGAGGCGGTGCAGGCGGTAATGTTACCGTTGACATATCCGGCGCAAAAACGAGGGTTGAGGCATACGACGCAATTACGGCGACGTTGGAACAGCAAGGGTTAAAAGTCGGAACGGCTGAATTTGACGCCGGAATGCAACAAGCATGGAAAGACAATAATATTTCCGCATTACCGGAAAAGTAAAAGACAACACGGGTAAAGGGTAAACCCGCATTTATAAACAATTTAATTTTTTAAACAATGAGTTTAATTGCAACAAGAGTACAGAATTGGCGGATAGAGAACCCGGAGTTAGACCGTAATATGTTCCGCCCGTGTGAGTACGGCGCATTGGATTTCTTTATTGAGCAAACCAACGCCCCCAACTCAATCATTAGCCCTAATTTGAGAGATAGGGCGTTAGTAAGTATCGGCAACACGGTACAAGTTCCGGTTATCAATTATGACGAAAACGTACAAGTTAGCAACGTGCGTTCATGCGTTATTGCTGATAATGAAAATACGTCCGCATTGGTAACGCTTGTTTGGGCTACCTATGCAATCGGGTTTACGATGGTTCCGGCGGCGTATTCAAACAATAAAATTTCGTATCAACATGATTTCATACGCAAAATGGAGAAAACAACCCGTGCGTTGGCGGATGCTTTGGATAAAGGAGCCGTTGCCGCATTGGAGGCGAACAAAACGCAGGTTTTCAAAACTTTGCTCAATTACACGGAGACCGGAAACGTTATTCAAGTTCCAACCCAAATGGCAGCCGAGATTTTGGGCGACATTAACCCAATCATGCGAGCGAATTGTTACCCGGAATATATCCACCTTATCGCAAATGCGGGGGTTGATAGCCTAATACGCAAGTTGGCGCAACATGGCGTTTACAACGACGTTAATAAGCGCATGGAATACGACAACAAAGTATTGCATTATACTAACAACGTGACAGACGAAGCGAGTAAAATGGGAACAATGTTTGCCGTTGCCGATGGAAACGTTGGTATCTTAACCCGTGTTGACCGCGAGGCATACCGCCGTACCCGTGCGAATTTCCACGAATGGGACATTGTACGATTGCCGTACATTGATTTGCCCGTTGGTTCGCATTATTATACCGCCGTGGGCGACCAATCGGCGATTATGGG